CAATACAGAAAGATTCCACTCCGCCTGCAATTGCACATACATGCGCATAATGCAGGATGAACCTACGAAACCCCCATTCGTTCGGGCCGGCATAACCAATCGTCTGGCCACTGATGGTAAAGTCGCTTGGCTGGGCTTGTCCAAAGAACGTCGCAACTTCAGCTGACGCCGCGGCTGTACGATCTGGCGTCGCGGGACGACCAGGCGCGATCGACAAGGTCACACGGCCACGCCATGGCAACTCAGGCTGGGTTAGCGCCTCCGACCTGGGATCGGGCAAGGTGTTTCCGGCAAGCTGATCCATTAGGATAAACGGATAGAACATGACGTCCTTACCCGCGTTTCGCATTGCACGGATCGCTTCAATAACAGAGGCGTCAGAAGGGGTGCCCCCATAGATCGAGTTACTCCCGATCTTTGGCACAAGTTCAGCGCTGGCGCGCGCAATTCCCCCAGCTCGCCATGGCATTCCAACCCCGTCGTACTGCTTCTGTTCAACTTTGGGTCGGATCGTGCAGTTAGAACAACGTAGATCATCGCCAAACCAGGACACGACCAGTGACACGGCTCCAATGCTTGGCAACTCTTGGGACAATTGGTCGAAGCTTGTCAAGAAGTCCGTCTTGCCAGAAGGAGAGTGGACATTAGCGGTTCGATTTCGCCCAATTGCTTCAGAGAAGTGTACCGGTGTTGTCGCCAGTCCATATTCGCCTGTACCCGGAATCAGGGCTACCGCACGAACAGCCTTGTCAAGCGTTTCGGCATTTCCGACCAGATCGCCCTGAGCCGCACGCACGACTTCAAAGCTGAACTGCGGCACTCGGTTGCCAAAAGCGGCAAGCTCCAGATCCTCAATGACCACATAGGCAACACCGCGATAGGCGGGCGCTCGACCGCTGCCCTCAATCGCTTCAAGCAGTGGATCCGGCAATTGGTCTTCGCTGCCGGAGTAAAGGCGAAGGTTCAGGTCCAATGCCGAAATTTCATTGCCGTCCGCCCAAATCCGGCCAAGGCGCAGAATCTCGCCTTCACACAGCGCAATCGCCACACTGACCGAGTAGCTGTATTCGTTGACCTTGGGTTTTGGGGCGCCTTTGCCCGTCCGACGCCGACGAACCGTCTCAACGAACTCGGTGGCCCAGATAACTTGTCCGGCAACCCGCATCCGACCCCAGATCTGGCCGACCGCGGCGCCCTCTCCTGCCCCTGTCAGACGAAGCCTCTCAAGCCGGCCGATATCGACCGGCTCTGACCCCGCTCCAAGCACGCGCTGGTCGATCGCTCGACCGATCGTCGCGCCAATCGCTTTGCCGATGACTGCGCCCGAGAGCCCCAGCACTGTTCCACCAAAGCCCGCACCAATTGCCGCACCCGCGGCTGAAAGAAGCAGCGTTGCCATTTACTTGGTTCCTTCTGGAAAGCAAAACCGCGCCGCAACTCGGCGCTGCCACGGCAACGAAAGCGAACTCTCAATGACGCCGTGACCTGTGTAGGCATGGATGAACTTAGGATGCGGCCCGATCTGCGACTGCAGCCCAAGGTGTTTGGCTATGCTTCCATCGCGCATCCGAAACAGCAGGACATCCCCCGGGGCAGCACTGTTTGCGGCTTTCGCAACAAGCCAGCGCGTCGCTGCAGCCAGAAGAACCTCTTGATGTGCAGGCTCGGCCCAATCGTCGGTGTAAGGGGGCACTTGTTCCGGCTCATCGCCGTACAGCTTGCGCCAAACTCCCCGTAGCAACCCAAGACAATCCGCCCCAGAACCCTTTAGACTTGCCTGGTGCTGATACGGTGTGCCAAGCCAGAGCCTGGCCTCTGCAAGTGCAGCTAGTGCAATCGTCATGTGTCGCTCCCGCCCGCCCGACGGGCTCCGCCTGTCGCACGATCAGGTACGGGGTAGGAGGCCAACCAATCCTCGCCAGGAATATGCGGAAATCCACGGAAATTCAAGAAGTTGCCAAACTTGTTCCGGCAAGTCGTTGCTGTCTTGTCGCACCCAGCCCGAAGACGGATTTGGTCCCCCAACATGACACCAGAACCGATGGACTGCCAAAGCTCGATCTGGCGCGCGCTACCATCTTGTCGGTCGCTCTTTACCACGCCGAATAGGCCCGCCGCGGTCCCGCTTGTTACGTCGAACCGGCCCCCTTCGAACCAGCGGTCATCAAATCCGAAGGTCCCGGAAAGCCGAAAGCTACGGTCGTCTTCCGAGTTGCTGACCACGGCCTCTACCATGAAGGCAGGTTGCGACAGGTTGAACCGGCACTTCTCATCGCCCAGAATTGCCGAACAATAAGGCGTGTAGGCCAATCCATTTGGTCGGTTTAGCCGCTCACTCAGGCCCCTCAAATCAGCCTTGAAAGCCCCGCCCGAGCGCATCACCTCTCCGAGATACCCTCGAAACTGCTCGATATAATCAGTCGGTGACCGCCAATTGACCAGATATGCGCGGACTTCGGCATCATCGTAGCGTCCAGCCATGAGGTCCGCTTCGGTGATCGCAGCCGCGCTCAGCGCCCCGAAAGCTTCCGTGTTGTCGACGGACAAACCAGTAGTTTGTTGCAATACACGCGCGGTCATGCCGGTATCTGCCCGACAACGGACGCCAGCGACATAAATCTCCTGATCATGATCCGTAAACCCCAGAACTTGTCCATCACGGCGTGTGATCGTCCAGGCACGGCAAATCGTTGTTGCTCCGCTTGCCAAATGCTCCAGCAAGGCTGCGCGGGTCATAGCCGGATCTCCACTACTGGAACCGTTGGCACTTCGCCCGCCTGAAATGACGCGACGGATGTCTGGATCGAATCCGTATCGAAGCGGGCCGGTACATCGAACTCGAACCCGGCGGTCACACGTGTCCCCAAGTCGGGTGGGAGCACAAAGGTAACTTCGCCCGTGGAACTATCGACCGAGAATTCAAGGCTCTCGATTTTCGGATCCCCGGCGATAGCAACCAAAACGGTCCCAACCACCGGCTTGCGGATGGGACGCACATAGCTTTGCTGACCCGAAGCGTAGGTTTTTTGCAGCTGAAAGACACGTGTCACACCATCGCCAGTTCCAATCAATTGATCGTCCGGCTCCGGGGTCGAAAGGGGCGGGCAGGACTTGTAATCAGACCAGTCTTTCCAGCGAAAACCATGCAACTGCCCTGTACGCGCTTCAAAGAAGGCAATCAGCGTCTCGACATCGTTCAGCGACCGCAGGCCCACCCCGGCATCATAGCGCCGCCGCGAATGTAGCCAGGGTGTATTGCGCTCTTCAAACCCGTTCGTCAGCGTGACGATCTCGGTCCGCCGTTCTGGCCCACCGACGGAACCAAAACTGATGTTCGCGGGAAACCGTACTTCATGAAAGGCCATATTGCATCCTCACCGATTGCGCTGGCCGCGCGACAGGGCGCGGCTGACTTGGGCGGCCACCTGGCCTTGGCTTCGCTGAAATCCCTGGATGTCTGGCGTCGTTATGTTCATCACAACGTTCACGGCCCGGCCACCGGCCGACTGAACGCCGAGCCGTCCGTCAGGCCCGCGCGTCAAAGGCATGATTGCTTCAGGACCCGCTTCGCCCATCAGCCCCATTCCGCCTCGCATCGGGAATGTTGTCGGTGCCCCGACGATGCCGCCCTTGGCAAACGGCATCACCTTTCCTTGGCTGAACGTCCCGCCATTGGCAAAGGGCATGCCCGCACCCATCAATCCCGAGACACCTTGCGCCAGAAAGCCGCCCAGCGCGTTTGTCACCGGTTTCAGCGCAATCGAGTAAACAGTGTCGACGATGGTCCCCGCCACGGTCTTAAGCGCGTCGTTCAACTTCATGCCATCGAAGACCAGACCATCGAAGGCCTTTCGCAGGCCACCACTGATGCCGTTGGACAGCGTGTTCACTTCGCGGCCCGTAAAGACCATCGTCTCGCGCATTCGGGAGAGCTCTCCATCGAACGCCGCCACCATCGACACGGATGAGCCCAGTTGCGCCTCAAGCGCCTGGAGCTGCTCCTGCATCGTTCCGATATCCGCCATCCCGCTCATCCTTCTTCACATCCGGAAACGCCGCTGCAAGCTCTGCAAGCCGCGCGCGTGTCAGGGGCGGGACCAAACCCTCCCGCCCCAGCATGATCTTCAGTTCGACGGGCGTAAGCCGCCAAAAGACGGTCGGCTCAAGACCCAAGCCGTGCAGCCCAGCCTGCAAAAGACCCCGCCAGTCGATTGCAGTCATTGCTCGCCCGGCAATGCAAAGGCCCGCGCCAGAAGCTCTGCCGCCGCCCGCGCCGCCTCAACGGGACCACCACCGATTTCCACCCTCAGCAAATCGGCGGCAGTCCCTTGCCAGCCTCCGCCGCGCAAGCCCGCCACGATCAGCGCTAGGACATCTCGGGTCGAAAACCGCTGCTCTTCGAACCGTTGCACGAGATCCAGCAGCGACCCTGTTTCCAGAGCCTCTTCCAGCTCGGCCAAGGCCCCAAGGGTCAGCTTTGCCACATGCCGCTGCCCATCCAGCCAGATCGCCACTTCGCCTGCCCAAGGGTTCGCCATGTCACAGCGCCGTAAAAGTCAAGGCGCCGGCCGAGGCCATGGACATCTCGTAGCTTGCTTCGTCGTTGTGGTTCCCAGAGTACTCGATCGAAGTAATCTGGAACGGCCCTTCGATGATCCCAAAGCTTGGGATGACCACCTGGAAATCCGGGATTTCGCCGGTAAAGAACACCTGGCGCGCGCGTTCGTCGGTGTTCTCGTCGCGGAACACGCCCGACCCCGAGATTGCGGCCGACTTCACCCCCGCCCCTGCCAGCAGTTCACGCCACCCGCCCTGGCTTTCCAGACTGGTGACATCGACAGATTCCGTGTTGAAGCTGATCCGCGTTGCCCGCAGCCCCGCGATGGTGACGAACTGGCCGTCCCCGGTCTGGTCGATCTTGATCAGCAGATCCTTGCCGCTTTGCACAGCCATGTTCGCTCTCCGTTTGGATTGTGTCAGTGGGCGTCAGAGTTGGATCCGCGCCCGGAAGGTCAGGTCGATCCTGCGAGTCTCGCCCTCTTCGATCCGGCGCGCCGAGGCCCGCAGGAAAAACATGCTCACCAGCGCGCCACGGCTCAAGACAAGGGGCGCTCCAATCAACGCGTCCGAGATCGCGGCTGCAATCGTCTTGATCGACAGGAACCCGGTCGCATCGGTAATGACGCTGATCACCATCTGATGCTCGGCCCCGGCGCCCGACTTGTCCGACTGGTCGCGGGCCTCTTCCGGGCCGATCAGCACGAAGGTCCCCGTCGCATTCGGCGGGACGGCGTCGAAGATCGACACACCCGCAAGCGCGGGCCAGGCCGACAGCCGCTGGAACACCGCCGTCTGCAGGGCGGGTGCTGCACCGTAGCTCATTTCGGCACCTCCTCGCGCGAGAAACAGGTCAGGTAGCGGCCGAACTGGTCGCGCTCCGTCACGGCCTGGATCAGGAACAGCCGGGTGCCTTCACGGAACCGCTGGCCCGCCTTCGGGCGCGACCCCGAACCAACCGGCGCACCCCGGACCGTGATCCGGTAGGGCACCGCCGACAAAAGCCGTTCCTCGCCCAAAGTGTCGCCGCCCGATCCCGGCAGCACCTCGGCCCACAGCGTGCCCTGCACGACCCAGGCCTCGGTAAAGCCGCCCGCGCCGTCGGGAGTGCGCACGACCGCCTCCAGAAGCAGCGCCCGGTTCAGATGCGGGGCGTTCATTTCTTGCCCCCGCCCAGGATGCGCACCGTCCGCCAGCGCTCGATCAGGGTCACGACCCCGAAGGGCAGCCCCGCCGTCTGCGCGCCATCATCATGGCGATGCTCATAGTATTCCCCGGCCAAAAGCAGCACCGCCTGCCGCAGGTCCACCGGGACATCGGTCCACGCCGCGCCAAAGCCAGCATCGAAAACGATTTTCACCAGACCCTCGCTCGGGACTGTCGGCAGGCTCGTGCCCTTGCCGGCCAGGCGGGGCCGGTGCAGGTCCGGGATCAACCGGTAGGCCGTCGCCGGAACCAGGACCTCGGTGCCCGCCGCATCGACCAGCGTTACGCTAACGATCCCGGTCACCGGGGACACCGGCAACGCCTGCTCATCATCCCGCCAGCACTCCAGCACCCACAGGAACCGGCGCTGGAACAGCATCTTGCCGATCCGCCCTTCGATGGCCGCCAGGGCCGCGCGAAGATAGGTCTCGATCAGCCCGTCCTGCAGCCCGTCGTCGGCAAAGCCGGACCCCATCCGCAGATGGTCCTTTATCTCTTCCACCGGCAGGGCCAGCGAAGGCACCGGGGTCACTTCCGTCAACATCATGATCTGATCTCCGCCAGCGGCCGGGTCATTGTATTTGGGTAGCTGTCGGCCCGGCCCCCGGGCGGGGACCGGGCCGCTTTGCGTCTTAGACCGACACGCGCAGCAGCTTGATCGCCGAGAAGTCCGTCACATCGCCGCCCACGCGCTTGTTGGCGTAGAACAGGACATGCGGCTTGGCCGAGAACGGGTCGCGCAGGATGCGCAGGTCCGGACGCTCCGCGATCGTATAGCCGGCGCGGAAGTCGCCGAAGGCGATCGGGAAGGCGTTTGCCGCGATATCCGGCATGTCCTCGCAGATCAGGACGCGGTAGCCCATCAGACGCGCGGGTTCGCCTTCCTGCAGGCCATCGACCCAGAGGAACCGACCGGTGGAGTCCTTCAGACGCCGCACTGCAGCCGTAGTGCGCGAGTTCATCAGGAACGTGCCGTTCGCCCGGTAGTCCGCGCCCAGCGCATAGACCAGGTTGATCAGGCAGTCAGCCGGGTTGGTCGTGGCAAAGTCAGCCGCAGCACCCGTGGTGACAAAGCCCAGGTTGCCCCAGGTCCAGGACGCGTTCGCTACCTTGGGCGGCAGCAGGATGCCGCGCGGCTTGTCCACGCCGTCACCGTTGATGAAGGCCGCAGCCTCGGCGCGGATAAAGCGGGTCGCGATCTTCTCGGCCAGCCAGCCTTCGACGTCGAACGCGCTGTCGTCCAGAATGCGCTGGCTTGCCTTCGGCATCGCGGCCAGCTCATGCAGACGGATCGAGATGCGCTCCAACAGCGGGGTGGCGGTCTCGACGGTCGCGGGGGTTTCCTGCGCCCAGCCCGAGCCGACTTCGCTCCGGTCGATCAGCACGTCGTAGGAAATCGCATCGACCTGCACCACGTTCGACACAGACCGCAGGGTCGAGGTCGCCAGCAGCATCGACCGGATACGGTCGGCGGTCTGGGGGTCCACGAGGACACCACCATCGGCCAGAACGTTGGTCGACAGCGCTTTGCCCTCAAGGGTCAGGCCGCGCAGGCCGTCATCATCGCCCGACCGCAGATAGGCGTTGAACGCCTTTTGGTGCGGAGCCTCAACCTCCGCGCGGGCCGAAAGCGCCGGGCGGCCATAGGACATCGTCTTTGCGTTCAGCATGGTCAGTCGCTCTTCCTGATGTTTCAGCGTTGATTTCACTTCGTCCTGAAAGCGGTTGAACTCGCTCAGGAACCCGGTCATGGCCGCCTTCGCCTCCGCGGCCGGAGTCTGGAGGGTGGTCTGGGCGCGGGACAAATCTTCCCCGGCCCGAGCCTTCGTCTCGGTCATCTAGTCATCCTTTTCTCTTTCAGTGGGACGCCGCGCTATCGCCCGGCCAGACTGCGGCGCGCGTCCTCGAAGACCGCCGCCATGTCGCGCCAGTCGTCGTCCAGGGCGTCTGCCTTGGCCGCAACCCGCGCCTCGGGAAGCATCGGGAAGGTCACCAGCGACACTTCCCAAAGCTCCAGCTCGGACAAAAGGCGCTGCCCCTTGCCGTCGCGTTCCGCCTTGACCGTGCGATACCCGATCGACAACCCGTCGATCGCCCCCGCCTGGACCAGCGCCGCCACCTCGCGGCCCTTCTCCACCTCGGTCAGGATGCGCCCCTTGACCCAGAGGCCGGTGGTGTCCTCGCGCACCTCATCCCAGATCCCGATCGGCTGGCCCGGATCGTGCTGCCACAGCATCTTGACCCGGCCTCCGCTGGCGGCAAGACGCTTGAGGCTGGCGGCATAGGCCCCCTTTTGCACGACATCGCCGCCCTGGTCTTTCTTGCCGAAGACCGAAGCGTATCCCGCCACCACATGCCCGTCGGTCACTGTCAGACCTGCTTCCGGGCGGGTGTACTTACGTTCTGGCGCACCATATTCGCCTGTCATTGCTTCACCTCGTTGCAACATGGATCACTGCCTCGGCCATCTGCGTCAGCAGAAACGCAGCCACTCCGTAAACGCCCAGCCAGATGCGCTTTTCCAGCCGTTCCAGCATCGCCTCGATCCGGCCCAGCCGGTAGTCGAGCGCCGACCAGCGCTCTTCGGCCACCCGTTCGTTCGCCTCGATCCGCGCGGCAGCAACCGAAAGGTTGTCGTGCAAGACCCGCACGCCGGGTTCTGCCTTGCGGACCGTCATTCGCCCTGCTCCAGCTTCGGCAGACCCAGCAGCATCCGCTTTTCGTCGACCGTCAGGAATTCGGCGGCCGAGACCCTCGCCCACTGCTGGTCACGCTCGCTCGCCAGCGCGGGCACCTGATCCAGGTCGGGCTTCAGCTCCACCGCTTCTCCCGCAAACCGCGACAGCCAGTGCGCGAGATCCGCCATAACCTTCGTCGCCAAGGGCAGCACGGTCAGCCGATAGAACGCCCGGTTCGCCTCCTGATAGTTGGAATAGGTCGCATCCCCCGGGATCCCCAGCAGCATCGGTGGCACGCCGAAGGCAATCGCAATCTCCCGCGCGGCGGCTTCCTTGGTCTTCTGGAACTCCATATCGCTGGGCGAAAACCCCATCGGCTTCCAGTCAAGCCCGCCCTCCAGCAGCATCGGCCGGCCAGCGTTCCGAGCGCCTTGATGGTGCGCCTCCATTTCGCTCACCAGCCGGTCATACTGGTCCGACGACAACGCCGCCGCCCCATCCGCGCCCTTGTAGACGATCGCCCCCGAAGGCCGCGCCGCGTTGTCCAAAAGCGCCTTCGACCAGGCCGACGCGCTGTTGTGGACATCCACCGCCAAAGCCGCCGCCTGCATTGGCGAAAACCCGTAATGGTCGTCCTGCGGGTGGAAGGTCTTCAGATGACAGATCGGGCTCAACTCCCCCGTCACGTCATAGCGATGCGTCCGCCCGCCGACGGTGTAGTCGTAAGCCACCGGCCAGCCGTCGGCCCCTGGAACCAGGTTCATCCGATCCGACCGCAGCACATGCAGCTCGCCCGGCACCGCCGATACACCCGGCACCGCCTCGACATAGGCGTTCCCGGCCAGCAGAAGGTAGCCGTACACCGCCTCCAGAAACTCCGCCCGGCCCTGAGCGCCATTCGGGCGGCTGATCAGGTCCAGAACAGGATGCGTCTCGAACCGCTGTTCATGCGTCTGGCAGACCAAGGGCAGCGCCGCCGCCGCTTCGGCGATCAGCCGGACCACGCGAAAGCCAATCGGGTTCCCCTGGAACCCGGTCCGGGTCAGGCTCGCGGTATCCCGCGGGCTCCAGGCCACGCGGCCCGCATTGCCCCAGGCGATCACCCGACCCACAGCCGAGGCCTTGCGTTCCGGAACTGCCTCTACCGGCGCTTTCCGCAGAAAATCGAACATCTCGCGCTCCTTCATGCCCCAGGCAGCGCCCGACTGTCCGGGCTGCCTGATGCGCCCGGCCATATGACCTGCCAAATCCCTAAATCCCTTAAAGCGACCGAACG